AGAACAACCTCACCAAATGGTGCGATACGTGGTGAAGGATAACCGTTAACCATCTCACGAATTTGACATGTTACAGGAATGTTATCGTCTTTCTCACCGAAGTATGTATCAACCTTAGTAATGTATGCACCACCAGTTTCATCAATAATGAATGACTGGGCAAGTGGATCCCACCAACCGTCTTGTGTACGTGTACGTGTATTGGTAACGATCACCGAATCAGTTACTGATGCTCGGTCAACTCCAGGAGTACGAGTAGACAAGAATACTTCTTCAACGTTATCAATCAATCCGCGTGCAGTATAAGATGCTTCAGCTTCAGTAGTATTACCTACAAGATTTGTTGGAGAATCTGTTAACTTAAATACGCGAGAACCCGTATTAAACTTGGTTGAACCGTTATTAGGAATAAAGAATGATCCAACAACTTCACCGTTACCGTTAGTAATCAAAGCTCCAGCAGTATCAGGGTGAGCAGCTGTAGTATTTTGACCAGTTGGGATTGACACATTATTGTCAGACCAAAGGGTATACGTTGCTTCTTCACGTACAAAGTCAGATACATCTACACCATCAAAGAAAGCATAAACTTGTGTATTTGGCTTCAATCGTGTTGCACGGAATGAGATTTCACGTGACCGAATCAATGGAGCAAGATCAATAGAAACTATACGATCGCCTTGTGACTCTGTCATGGTTGACCACGTAAGAGTACTTGTTGTACCAGTTCGTGTATCTGTACCAGTGTCAACAGATGTAATGGTACGTGATTGTGCAAGGCCTCGTCCGCCTACAGCACGATCTCGAGTTCGAACCCAAGCACCGTTAGTTGTATCTGTACCAGTCCACTCAGTCTGCCAGTTATTCCATATTGTACCAAACGATGTAGTTTCGTTAAGTTGGTTTAACATTGCATTTGTTACATCAGTATTATCGATAGTAACACTTGGACGACGACTTACATCTCTCCACTCATCAGATGAAGGAGAAAGTGTAACTGAACCCTGCCATGTAAATACATCGTATGGGTTAACATTAATCATCGATGAAGCTTGATCCTGTTGAATCATGCTAGTACTGCTATACGGCAATGTTACTAAGTCACCAGTCTTTTGTACACCAGAAGAATTAGTTATATCGTAACGAAGACGTGTAGACTCTTGAGCAAACTGAGGACGTAGTATTCCTTGGTCTGGATCAATAGCTGCACTGAATGAAGGAGATTCTACATTTGCAACATTGTATGTTTTAAACGAATCAACAACAAAGCCATTCTTAAATCGCTGTAGTGCACCAGTAGGATCAACAATCTGTCGATCAGATGCTTCTTTTTCTAAGAAAGATAATGATGTGTAGTACTCAAGAGTGTTAACACGACGTTCAATCTTACCGATATCACGCATAGTGTAACGCTTATTGTCAAGTACTATTACTTGAACTTCAGAAGGAGTAAGCGTATAAGCAGGTACGTACAATTGATACAGTACCATTGCATCTTTAGGATCATCTGGAAGTTCAGGTATAGTGGCTGATACGCCTTTAACAACACCAAACTTACCTTCTTTATCCAAATACACTTTATCCATACGGTTCAAGTAGTATTGAATATCCGTTGTGAATGTAGTAGCAGGTTCTGGACATAGTTTAGTAACAGCACCAGTACCAGTAAAGTTTCCACCAGCATCAGAAACACGTGGACGGAAATCGATAGCAGAACGAAGCTCAATCTTTTCACCAGTAGACTTAACTACATATGATGGAATATCTTCATAATCAACAGTAGCTCCTTGAGAGTCTGTTAGACCTGAGTAAGAGTCAACTGAGAAGAAGTCACCAGTACCGTCATGCGTGTAATACTCGTACTTAATTAAAAAACGACCTGTTGGAACAAAGTTTGTATCAGTCTTAATAGTACACTTAGAGATGCCGTAGAAGTTATCACGTTGACCGTTGTCAAAGTTGTAATACTCTTTAACATCAACATCAGTATCAGCAGCACTAGTAGCAAAGTCAGCGGCCATGTACATAGCAAGCAGCTTATAACCATCTGCTTTACCCAAGGCTAACTCACCAGCTTCAATAGTAGCTTGTGACGTAAATGCAACTTGATGTATGTTAGGAGAACCGTTAGTTGTAAGCGATTTAGCATCATGGTCAAGAGTCTTCTTAACACCTGCAATCAATTCAACAGTTTCACCGTTATAAGATGTCAATCCAGAGATGTCAACCGATTGGCTATTACCAGCAATTGTTACAGCGCCAGATGTTAATGTTACAATAGTTCCAGCAGATGCGCCAGATGTAACAGCTAAAATCCAGTTGTCAGTGTCAAAAGGTTCGAACAACTCAGTAGAACCAGCGGTAGAGAACGTTGCCTCACCAGCTGCTACTGTATCTGCATTAAACTTTTTATTAGAAAAGTAAACATAGTTGAAGTCGCCAGTTGTATCATCACATGTCTTAACACGTGGGAATGGCAATGCAAATACTGAAGTGTTTCGAGTAGGTTCGTAGATCACTGCTTTACTTAGATCTAATGCAACATCGCCTTTAAACAACTCAGTGCCACCATCTAAAAGCTTAACCGAACGTGTGTCAGAAAATACTGAACCAGAATTCATCTCAACATCAAAGATGTAAAGCTTATAGTTAGTACCGTCTTTTTCAATTGAACGTGCACGTGCAAAGCCAAGAGTAGTGCCTGTACCACCTGTGGCGGCGTATAAGGTAAACTTAGCAAAGGTACTAATATCTGGCAAGCCGTCAACAGTAGATGCAGTTAATTTAATGTAGTTACCAATAAGTGAGGATACTGAAGCACCTTCAAACAATGTAGAATCCCGTGATTTTTCTACGGTAACATTGGTTGTTGCTAATGTCTCAATCTCATAACCACGAACATATGCTTTAGAAGGTTCGATTGCAGCAACAAGTTTAGTTGCATCGCCAGGACTATTTACGTCTGTATCTTCTTTCATTGTAACACGGAAAGGTCGTACAGTATAATCACCAGCTTGGTCGTATGTACGACGTGCAAGAGTGTCTTCAATTACAGAGTAATCAGAAGCTCGTACTTGCTTTTGTACACCACCATTTACTACACGAAGTAGCAATAAGAAGTTTTCAATAGTAGAACCGTAATTGGCCTGGGCCTTAAGAACGGTCTTAATTGAATATCGGTGTGCGCCTGGTGCAGCATAGTTAGGCGATCCGGTAGCATTGTCGTTTAGCGTAGCATCTTCTGCAGATGTTACAATTGATTCAGTAATATCTAAACCAACATCAAACGATACATTAGAAGTATACTTACTAAGTACTAATGTATCAGCTTTAACTACCACAAACTGGCCACGGATAAAGTAGATGCCGTCTTCAATTTGACATACTGTACCAGTACCTGTTGCAGATGCACTTGACACCGTACCAGTTACTGTACCGTCATCCCAAGATGTAGTACCTGTATTCCAAACCTTTGCAGTAAGTGCGTCTGATGTACTAAACGCTTTATTAGTGCTAGCGCTACCATCAGCATTTTGGTATACAACAAAAAGTGTAATTGGATCAGAGCTTTCAGCGACTGACGTTGTAAGAATTTTTGCTATAAGACCTGCAGCATTACCGATATACGTACCAACCAAGCTAGCGCCAGGTGTTACTGATAGTGCCGAAAGTTTAACGTATTCAATGTTTTTGTTATATGCAATTCCACCTGGAATAACCATAGAACCTTCTTTGAACATATGATTACCGAACTGAGTAACTTGGTTCTGAAGGGTGGTTTGGAGCTGTGTAAGCTCACGTGCCTGTACGGCAATGCCAGGGCGAAATAGAACTTTATGGTATTTTTCTTGGGGCGAGAGTCCATCGGACCCTGCCTTTAGAAAGTCATCGTAGTATGGATCTACGTTAAACTTAATGGCCATTACTTTTTCCTTTAGAATTCAAGTACTAGTTTTACTGTTTCAATCTGATCGTTAGCACGGTTAACTGATGTACGGTTTTCAATGAAAAGAACCTCACCAGAATTATGCTCTACATCAGGATTTCCAACAGCTGTGACATCACGTGCTGTGTTCGAAGAGCCTTTAATCTTAACATTGTCAGAAGCAGTAAACGTTTTGAATCCAGTTGCTTCTGTTTGATGATAATAAACAACACCGTTAACGGCATCATAATCATCAATAATACCCTCAGCGCCTGATGTATCACCAATGATAGTTGAATCATTAGTAAACTCACCAGCAGCTGGTGGTCCAGACAATGTTAAGCTTTTGGTAGCTCGAAGTGAACCACCCGTTGAAACTGTAGTAGTACCATAGTTGTATGGGTTACGAATGATACCTAGCTGGCGGAAATCGTTGCCAGTAATAAAGGTATCGTTTTCATCACCCGTTAAAGATACGTTGATAGTGATATAATGTCCACGAATTGATTCACGTGGATCAGCACCATGGCCACCGATTGGACTCATGATCGCACGAGCCGTTGCACCAGAACCACTACCATCAGAAGCAATTGTTACCTTAGCATTGGTATAACCAGAGCCAGGAGTTGCGACCAAGATCTTAGTGATTGCTCCACCTGTTACTGTAACGTTTGCATCAGTAACTGTACAACTTGTACCATCACCTTCAATTGTTATAGTGAAGTTATCTGCAGCAGCATAACCAGAACCACCAGCTGTTACTTTGATGTTATGAATCGCGCCATCGACAGCATTTTGCTGTACTGACCATTGGTCTTGAAGCGCTTGGGCTGCAGAACCACCTGGATCAGATGCTAGGAACGATACAGGAACAAATGCTGAAGTTAAAAACTTATTCGCAGCAGTCGTAGACAAAGTATACAAGTATTTCCAAATGTAACCATCAGAAGCAGAGTTATCAATAACACCTGAAACCGTAACACCAGAGTTGTCTGGGTTAGTTGTACATGCGCCAGGACCAGCCTTAAGGCATAACATGATATGGTTGTTATCGGTAATAACATAATACTTCTTAGTCTCAATAGCGATATCTCTATCGTCATATTCAACATAAGTTGTACCAGAGATCCACTGATAACGTGGAGCAGCAAACTGAATATCAGTATTTGCTAGCTTCTTAAGTGAAGTCATCCGTTGCCATACGTCTGTAGTATGGCTGAAAGTGTTATCGTACGGAGAGTCTGGCGTAGAGTCGTTAGTCCAGGCTTCTGAACGACCGACAAACAAATAATAATTATTTGCAGCAGTCTCCAAATCTGCCAAGAACTGCTTCGCTGCTCTCATCCTAAAGTTTTGTGTTACAATGGCGGCCATTGGTTGTTAACTCCTAAATTTGGCTTGTAGTGATTATCGCTGTTGCGTTAATATCTATTGTTTTATTTATAGCATCTTGAATGGTGTAATTTCGGAAGTTATAGCTGGGGTTAGGCAACAAGAACTTAAGATCTTCTAGTTTTTCTTTAGCACCAATCTTATTCGTTTGGCGAGTGTTGTTATTAACAATACCCTCGACCGTATACACTGTTGCATAGTCCCCAGTATAACCAAGGTTAGTAGAAAGTACTCCATGACCAGTTCTGGTTGAAACAACACTTGCTGTAATTTCTACAGGCGGAAGAATAATTGGAATAGGAAGACCTGCTCCAAGTTGTAAACCAGGTTGAGTATACGGTGAACTATTAGCAAGTATTTCGATGAAAAGAAGAATCTCACCAAAGAATATAAATCCAGCTGGATGAACAAGTCGCTGAAACGCATTCTTCCACTGATCAATGTTTGCACCAGTTTTAAGAATATACGAGAACTTTTGATACTTGTATGAATCCTGAATCTTTTTGTCATCAGATACAAACGAACGTGAAGTTGAACCAGAACCAGATCGGTAAATAGTAACAACATCAGTAGCACTTAGCTCTGTGCCAAACGTGAGTTTATAACCTACAGTCTCAACAATATCATCTTCATCATCTGGATCATCTGGCGAAGCACCGTACGTACGGTAATATGTGCTAGATGTCCAATCATTATTAAGTGTTCCATTAACAAACACAATAGGATTTTCGTAGTGTAACCAGAAGTTAAGGTCATCTTGTCCAAAGACAGTGAATGAATCTGCTGACAATGTAAATGTGAACGAAGGGGAATACGAACTGGTATTAGCAAGAACGTCAGCAGAAAAATCAGTGTATGGGTTATCCGAAGGGATAAACATATCTTCTTTAGGAAAATAGATTTCAACTTCATCATCGTATAACAGGTTAAAGAACGCTGTAATAGAATCAGGTGTGCCACGTGCACGATAGAAATCAACTAGTTGTGTATAGAACAATCTAGGATCGGCAGCAAATGTACGTGGTACAGAGATACCAATCTCACGTTGAAGGTTAGTTAAGAATTCTTGTTCAGCTAAGTCAATATCACGTTGGTCAGCAATCCTATTAACGTAATGAGAAGCTCTGTTTTCAGATACCAAATAAGTATTGAAAGCTTTCATGAATTCAATAAAGTCTGGGAATTGCGCGTTGATGTGCTCCGGGACTAAACCCGGAATCAACGATGCGATATCTACTTTGTGTGAATCGTTATTAATTGTATGCATTATGATCAACTATGTCTAGGAGTAGTAGAGTAATTAATACCAGCTGATGTACCACCAGTAATCATTGTATCAACTTCACCGGCTATGGTACAATCATCAACAAGAATATTTAGTAGTTCATTACGTTTAGGCGCTAAATCATTAGAGTCAGGCGAAGCAGTAATTTCAATGTACGATCCATCATATTGACTAATCGTTGCTGTAAATTCTAATTTACCAGATGTAGCAGTCACTGTACCAGCATTATTCACAATAACTGATTCACTAATACCTGTGCCAGTTACAATTTGTAATCTACGCACGCCGGCATCATTCACTCGATCGCGAAGAAGACAGTTAGGTATACCGTTATGTGTAAAGCTAGTTGATTTAATGATCTGCTCATTAGAATTTGTATTATATATTGGTGATGAAAATATAACAGTATACTTTGCTTCATCTACAGTAGCAGGTATAATCCGCTTCTTCATTTGAACCCTAACTATGGAGTTCAAAATAGAAACGTTTGAGTTATCGATCTTAGTGATAACGTTTGAATACCTGAATACTCCATCAAAACGTTTTAGCTCGTCGCTATTATACAACCGAATTGAATCACGTACTACTGTTTCCAAAGCATCTTCAGAAAGATCTGTTACGTTTGGATTATATTTAAAGAAAATATCCATTTCAATATATGTGTACATTGGATCAACTATTTCTGGCGTAATAGAAACAACGTTCTTTGGCTTAAGATACTGACTCTTAATCAACTCTTTGTCAGCAGCAGATACAGATTCAGCGTCTTTAGGCTTGATTGAAATGTATACTTTACCATAATCTGGTGGATCATTATCTTCACCACCCCAGACTGTAATAGCATCAACGTTTGCATAGTTATTCAGGATGATTGTCTTATAGTCATCAGGAGTAACTGCACGGTTTTGAGATACAAAGCTAAGTGGTGCGTTAAACTTAATTGATTCAATGTCTTCCTTCGAAGATCCACCAACAGCTTTTTGTGTAACAGTGATCGTAACATCAGCGTTGCCGCCAATAGTACCACCCATCTTAAATACTTGTGCACCGTTAGCGTCAGAGTTATCTGTCACAAGGGACTCTAAGTTAATAAGGTTTCCGTTAACTAAGGCCTTACCTAATACGCCATCACCGAACTTCACTTGATAAACACCGGTACGGCTTTCTTCTAGGAAGTATACAGCTGAACTAGCATTAACATCAGTTACATTAGCAACTTTAACAAAGGTTTCAGTAGCAGTATTAGTGGCTGACGCTTGTACTTTTACAGTAAGCTCTGATGTTACAGCGTTCGTGTAAGGGATCAAATATGCTTCAGCTGATGCGCTATCGTAGATATAATCAATTGACTTATACGAACCTTGCAACAATGATACATCATTAAAGATGTACTTGCCATTAGCATCTCTATTAGCAGTTAACGTTTTAGTGTTAACAAATTTATAGCTTTTGCCGTCTATAGTAGATGTAAAGATTGTGCCCTTTTGCATAGTCAAAGGCAAATAGGTGTTATCTTCTGAAAGTACACCAGTAGGATTGTTTACTTCAACATTAATCATTGCGCTAGCTGCATAAGATGAGCGAGGTGTATAACCAAGCATCTTAGCATGTGATACTACTGAAGGACGTAATCTTGCAGAATCCAAGAACGTCTCGTTAATAGCAAAGTTTGCATTGATTGCATTATAGTGTGTAACATAAGACATCACATCAATAAGAGATGATAGCGCTGCGCCTTCGAAGTTATAATCCTCGAAAGTGCTTTGTGTTCTCATGAATTCTTTTAAGTTCGTTTTGATGGCGTCGAAGTCCATCTCCGAAACCTTAAGACGGTTTGTATCTGTCATCTGAGTCTCTCAACAATAAATTCGATGGTTGTAGTCACTTCTTCGGGTGACAGGATTTGTACTTCTAGGGCCATGTTTAGAGCATTGCGATATGATAGATCCTCTACCTTAAGGCTTAACACTTTTACCCTTGGCTCATAGTTGGCCAAAGTTGAACGTACCCTTTGCTCCATTTCAGCTTCAACGATTGAGTCAAAGTTGTCAAATAAGAATTCTGTTAATGAGCCACCAAAATCTGGATCAAAGAACTTTTCTCCCCTACGGGTAAGAAGGATATTACGCACCGACTGCTTCACCGCCTCGACATCACGTTTAATAGGAACATCAGCAGTAGTTGGATGTTTCTTAAAAACGAAGTCAAAGTCCGAATAAGGCTTAGTGCGTGCCCTGATATTTGAATCTGTAATTGCCATACTACTATTTATACCCTTAATTAGCAAAGACTGTTGAAGCCCCTGAAGTTAATGTGATTCCGCAGCCGTATCCATCACCGATTCTGGCTAGTGCTAAACCATTTACAAATACATCTGGAGAACCAGAGGATAGTGTAGTTACGTGTGGTGTGCATCCTGATGAAGCAGGTACAGCAGGATGCGAAGTATTCGTGTCAGTTGCTCTATGAGCAGCTAAACCTTCAATGTAAACGTCGCCTGATGCACTATCTGCAGTAGGAGTTACCCCACATTCGTGTATCGTTACGCTATCAGTTGTTCTACAAGTAGAAGGCATTATGTCATAATCCCTCTTAACCATGATGGAGCATTAGCAGATCTACCACTTGCGCCCCAATACTTAGCAGATGCAAGTGCAACAGTATTACCTGGTGCGATATCAACATGCATACCTACACTTGCCATATAGCCTGAACCGGCACCTATCGAAATAGCACCTGCCGCCTTTGCCGCTGTAGCAAAGTCTGAAGCTTCAGCCACATTATTAACCATTGATAAGCGCTTGCCATCTTTGTATAACCAAATATCTGCAGCATAACCATCATCATGTCTATGTGAACCAACGGTTCCTGTTGTTGAGTTTTGTCCACCTGAGAAAATTACAACATCCAATCCTGTGGCATTAGCAGCTGATACTAATATCTGTTCTAGTGGTGATACCAATGTCAATCTTCGTGTTGCTGCGGCATTTCGATATGTTACACTACCTGACGTTGTAGTAATCGGCACGTTGTCAGTTTCTGAATTAATATTAGACGGTGGAATAACCGTAGAAATCACTGCAGCAGATGATTGATCTTTACGTGGTATAGTAACTCCGCCTGCAGTCTGTCTTGAATAAGATGTTACGCCGTCTGGTTCAACTACTGAATGCAATGGTGTAACCAATTGTACATCATTATCGTTATTCTCAGAAATATCTGGTTGGAATGTTGATGTCTCGTCATCAGTGTAATCACTGAATCCGGCAGCAGTAGCACTAACTCCAGGTTTGTTTAGATCAACAGTTGAACCTTTCAGATTCATGGCACCGACCGATGATATTTTAAACGTAGTACCCGCTGTTATATCAATGCTAGCCTTCGAAGACATTTTAATATCTCCTGAGCTGTGAATATTAAGAGTGCCATCTGCCTTTACATTTATATTACCTTGTGAATCATGATAGGTATTTCCATATGTTTTTGTATAAAGATTACCTTCAACCGTCGTGTACATATTAGCTTTTGTTTCTGCTGTGATATTACCAAACGATGATAGTGTAGTAGTACCTTCAACTAAAGCATTTAAATTGCCACCTACGTTAATAGAAGCATTGTCAGTCACATTAATCTCAAGCTTTTGTGATGAGTTATAATGTGCACCAGAGTGAACAACCATAGAACCATCAGGATGAATCTCAACGAAAGATCCTGAACGATGATACACCTGTACCCGCTCGCTCCCGGGAGTGTCATCCATCTCAATCATATGACCAGATTCTGAATGGAATACGTGGTTATATGGATACTTTGCATTATATGGATCAGCTGGTTCTGAACCAACAGATTGCTTTTCTGTGTCGTTAACGCCACGGGCCCTTCGATCGATATCAGATTCCCCTACACGTCTTGGGAACGTGCCAATTGGATCACTGAAACCATTCTCTGGGTTCTTCTTTGCCGTAGGATATCCATGCAACGTTCCCATAATAAGAGGACTTTGCAATTCAGCATCCATGAACATGACTACAACCCAAGACCCTTCAACAATAAATGGGTTTGAGCCTAAACCAGATATGCCTGGAGTCGTTGTTGGATTCATTACAGGAGACCATGGAAGATCTGCTGTAGGAATGTCATTGATTTTGTCTGAACTATGTAAACCAAATACACGTACACGTACGCGCCCCATTTCTTTAGGGTCATTACGATCTTCAACTACACCAAAATACATCATGGTCCAGGTTCTCCTACGTCAGTTTTATTTTTAGGAATTGATATACCATCACGGATTACTTCAATAGACATTGTATATTCTTCACCCTTTATGTAATGACGTAAACGAGTAATAAGATATTTGCCAGAGAATAGTTCATCTTTCGTATCGCCATTAGCTACGCCTGGAGCATTAATAGGAAGATCTAAATTAATACACTTACCTACCATATATTTTTTAGGAGCTGAGTCAGTATACAATGACAAACGAAACATATTATTCATACGATTTAAACGTGATGCAGCTTTAGTTCTGGCGGCAGGGTCTAGGTTAGTATTAAGTTCAGTTACGCCTTCACTTTCATACGCTATAGGGTTATAGAACTCAGACCTATACGACGGAGACATCAACCCAGAGTCTAATCTTTGATCGTCTATTTGATATTCTTGAAACTGATCTAACGGAGCCATTGTCTTTGCGTCAGTCTTATATAAGAACGGTGATTCAACATATTCATTATTCGCCAAGTTGATCCGGGCCGTAGTACCAACTAATGCGCCACTACTTAATAGCTTTAATGTATCAGCGTTTTTTAAAACTTCAAACTCATAGAGCTGACCAATTGTAGAAGGATTATCCCTCTGGCCAAATCCCATATCAGTGTCAGCATTTGAATTAATATTCTTTTTCAATACTGTATCGCTTTCCTCTTCGCACATTGCCTGTAACGATTTAAGAATTGGTTTTTCGCCGAACAAATTTTCATATAGAAAATATGGAGTACCGTCGGCAGCAGTTGTTTTTCTTAGTATTGCACTGATAGCGGCATAAGGTTTAATGTACGGAAATACAATACTATGCGCACTACCAGATTCTGAAACGATATCAATATCTTCACCGAATGCATCGCCGTGAATCTTTTGAATAATATCAGAAGACAAACCTTTATATGACTTTGAAAACATACTCACTGCGTTGGTAAGATGCTTTTGAGAGGTGAGTGACAATACAGCACCAGCAGTTTCACCTACTACTTTTTTAATACCACGCACTCGAGTACATGCAAAGGTCTTTTCTATTTCATGACCAGCACGTGAGAATTTAATCTTAACAAGCTCCTGGCCTAGAACTGGAAGGCCAGAAATAATGCCTGAGTTATCTGCAATAGTAAGATCACCTTTAACAAATGGGTCGTATATGTCTTCATATAGCGAGAGTTCAATAACTAAACTTGTTACATCAACCTGTGCAATAGCAGTAATGATCTCAACCTTCAGGTCACGAATTTTTTTAGGACTCGCGTCCTTTAGATTATCAACAGATGGTTCTGGCATACTAAGAGCCTCTCATAGCTGATTTAAAGTCAGAAATAACCTGTCCGATCATACGTGGTTTGATAACCTTAATACGTGACTTTAAAAGGTTTTCTTCATACTCAGCTTCAAAGTTTGTGACTGGAGAAGTACCAGCAGATCTGCGTTTAGTCCGCTCCATTGTGCCATCATCAATATGATAGTTAGGTGCGTACGCAGCTTTAACAATAGCTGTACATGCAATAGTATCTCCAGATGTTATACCTTGAATCGATTCGCCAGTTTCTCTAAAGGCTCCGGTGAGCATCTTCATTTGAATATAACCATTCGTAGGATACTTAGCAATCAATGTAGCAGTTGCACCAGACAACGCACCTGTTACAGTTTCACCGATAGTAAATTTACCAGCAATACTATCTCCTGCGTCAAATATACCGGCCATGCCAATGTTTTCTGCTTCAACATATTCACGCAAGGCATCAGACGATTTAGGCCAATCATGCCAATAGTTTTGTAGTTCTGGATTGATAATAAACAGTGTCCAATAATATGCAGGAGTATCATATAAGTTCTGCGATACAGTGTCAGGTCGTTCACCATCTTGAATATTGTAGTATGAATAAAACGCTACGTTATCTAGGTTTTCTGTGATGATGGTTGAATACTGTGTAATGTCAGTTAGTTTACGATAAACACCATTGCCTTCAATATCATATTGCACTGTATTAAAATTAGAAAAATATGACATTAGAAACCATCCTTAATATTTGCAGCACTCAATGGCATCAGCTCTTGGAATGATAATGCAAGGACTATTTCGACTGGTCTGTTACCATGTTTAAAATATGACATCGAGTTAGGGTTATATGTTACAGTAGCATTAGTAAGTGCAGACTCTGCAATTTTAGGAATGCCTTCAATATTTTTAAATATTACGCTAAAGACTTCTGGAAAGTTATACACCAAAGAACTTGCGGCGAGTGTTGGATACATCTTCTCACGGAAAAATTTAACGATTTTAATGACTTCATCTGATTCACCTGATGAAGAAGGTACCATGTTAAACGTAAATTGAAATGCTCGTACGCCTGGTGCTTTAAACAGCATAAACTCATTTGGGTTCATTGCCTGTTGTTTACGTTTCGAATAAATCGATTGAGCAGCTGCTGCACTTCCTTGAGAAGCTGTCGCTGCTAAGACACCACCGCCACCGCCTGTAAGAAGTGTAGCTGCACCACCGACAGCAGCTTGAACTGCAGCACCGACACCTTGGCCTGCAACATCCATAACATCCTGACCGCTATAATCATTATTACCGTTCAATAGGTTTTCAGCAACTCCACCAGCTAAGCCAGGTGAAGAAGATTCATAGCGCATAACATCTGTAACAGCAAATCCTGCAGGAACATACATCGCCGCAGACTCACCGCCGTGTATTCCTATAGCTTGTGCACCTGTGGTATATTTCGCCTTGAAGGCTGTAAACAACACAAATGGTGCACCAGATGTTTGCTGATTAAGTGGATATCTAAGTGCCATAAATAGCTCCGTAATGTAAATCTTATAAGGTTATTTATATGAAAACGTACAAGGGTAAATGGAAACCCAAAAATATAAAAAAGTACAGAGGCGACCATACTAAGATAGTTTATAGATCTTTATGGGAAAGAAATACCTTTAGGTGGATGGATGATAATCCAGACATTATTGAATGGAATTCTGAAGAGGTTGTTATACCTTATCTATGTGAGACCGATAAGAGGATGCATAGATATTTCGTTGATATTTATTTTAAGCATAGTAATGGTTCAGTATATCTAGTAGAGATAAAGCCTAAGGCACAAACACAACCGCCTAAGGTGCGACGTAGATCACGCAAAGCTATAACCGAAGCACTAACATATATTAAGAATCAATCCAAATGGAAAGCTGCAGAAGAATATTGTGGCAATAAAGGATGGCATTTTGTTATATGGCATGAGGATGTATTACGATCTATGGGTATAAAGATCATTAAATAAGGTATAAATAGTAGTATGGAAAATTCGTTATTTCACAAGTTAGAGATCGAAGCATACCGTAAAGGTTTGCAAGCTAGATCTAAACAAGCTCGGGCTTGGTTCCGTGGTAAGACTAAAGAACTTGCCGGCGTTAATCGTCAGTCCTTGTTAAAAGACCAAGCATTGATCAAGACTAGTACGCCAGAACCTGGCGATATGTACATGTTTTTCTATGATGCAAAGACTAGAGAGAAGCTTCCGTATTGGGATGCATTCCCTTTGGCTATCATGGTAGAACCAACGAAAGACGGATTTTATGGATTGAATCTTCATTACCTTTCACCAATGCTCAGGGCTAAATTCCTTGACAAGTTGATGGAAACGGCTAACAACCAAAGGTTTGATGATTCAACAAAACTACGTATTACCTATAGTATGTTGTCAACTGTCGCAAAGTATAAGGAGTTTCAACCTTGCTTTAAAAGATATTTGATGTCACACGTTCAGGGCAATATAGTTAAAGTAGAAGCACCTGAATGGGATATCGCAATATTCCTTCCAACCGAACAGTTCCAAGGGAAGAATAAGACCCATGTTTGGGGCGCATCAAAGAGGCAGATATAAATGTTACCTGTAGGCATTGATACACTTAAAGCAACTATCGGCCGTCGTGGCGGTTTGGCTAAATCTAATAGGTTTGCAGTATACATTACTCATCCTGGAAAGAAGCCAACTATTTTTAATACTAACCTTGAATCTATTGCTTCAGCTGCATTTCAGAGTGGAAGTTTATCACTGAAAAGTTTCATTGAAGATCCACGTGATATGTATTTGCTATGCGAATCAACATCAATTCCAGGTCGTCAGATTGCTACACAAGAAACGTATACAGATCTTAAAGCTATTAAAAAGCCTTATGCGTATATGAACGAAGATGTCACTATGACTTTTCACGTAACTAATGACATGTATGTCTGGGATTTCTTTAATAGCTGGCAACAGATGATTATTGATACACAAACAAAGGGTGTTGCCTTTATCGCTGATATTGGTACATCTATTACTATCCAAGTAATGGGCAATAATGATTTTATTCCCGTTAAAAGTGTTCAACTGATCGGCGCTTATCCGGTATCGCTTTCTGCAATTGAGCTTTCAAACACTGCAGAAAATCAAACGTTAAAATGTTCAATCACTTTTGCATATAGTGATTGGAAAGAAGAAGGCATTGTTGAGGGATTTGCTGGTACGGTTGCACGTACTGGTGACCTTATAACTAACTCTGTCAACCTTGTTAGAAGTATCTTTAATTAATTATTCAGGAGTGAATTGAAATGGCTTTACCAAAGCTGAGTACACCAAAATATCATGCGACCGTACCATCAACCGGGAAAGACGTAGAATTTCGACCATACTTGGTCAAAGAAGAAAAGATGCTAATGATTGCAGCAGAGTCTCAGGACGAGCGGCAGATCGTTGGTGCAATGAAAGACCTTATTGATGCCTGTACATTTGGCATCATTGATATCACTAAATTGACAATGTTTGATTTAGAATACTTGTTTATTAAGTTACGTTCAAAGTCGGTTGGCGAAACATCTAAAGTTGGACTTAAGTGTTCATCATGTGAAACTGAGAACGAAGTAACATTTTCATTAGAGTCTATTGCTGTTGCAATTGATAAAGATGCTGATATGAATATCGATCTTAGCGATGGTGTTGGAATCAGTATGAGGTATCCTGGCGTTAATGACGTATTGGATATGGGTGGTGATCTTAGCGATGTTGATAAGATGATGGGTATGGTTAGGTCGTGTATCGACACAATTTATACTGCTGAAGAAGTGTTTAACGTGAAGGAACAATCGGTTAAAGAAGTTGATGATTTCATTGACTCACTTAGCTCTAAACAATTCCATAGAATACGTGAATTTTTAGAGAAAATGCCGGCTGCAGAGGTCCATGCTGAATTCAATTGCGAATCGTGTGGTGAGAAGAATGAAACTGTAATTAAAGGTACAGCTAATTTTTTCTAATTGCCCTCTCCCATGACTCACTTGTTAACCATTATCAAGTGAACTTTAACATGATGCAGCATCACAAATATAGCTTGAACGAGCTTAATGAGATGCTGCCATGGGAAAGAGAAGTCTATGTTACTATGTTGTTAGCACATTTGAAAGAAGAGAGCGATAGACAAAAACAACAGAAATAGCACGGTGACGGCGCTAAAAGGAAATAAAGAGATGAATCTTACTGAACTAGTAGGCCAGATGGAAGAGAACAATCGATCTAATTATGAGATCGAGCGGCACACCCGTAACGCACGGGCACACCTGCTTGAAATCAAAAAGACTATGTCGATTTCTGTTGGAATCCAAGCAGCAATGGCGTACTCTGTTAATACGTTAGTTGACCTATTGACTGGCAATGCACTTGCTCAACTTGAGAAAGACCGTGAAATGATGCGGTTGCTTCAAGGTTTAGGTGGTGGTAAGGATGGCGGACCTGAAGCTCCTAAGCCATATGAGCTAGTAGGTGGTGCTGGAATAGGTGCGGTTGGTGCTGCAGCTGCGGGAGGAATTGCTCTAGCACTTGGTGTTATAGCTGGCCAGGTTAAAGCCATTAAGGCTTATGCAAAGCTATTAACTCCTAAGTTCGTTACCAACTTGTTTAAGGGTATAAAAACTAGATGGCTAGCACGTATTAATTCAATTAAAGTTGGCGTTAGTTCACGTATTACTTCTTTAGGCCTTGCTATCACTGCAATGCTAGACAATCTTAAAGCAAAGTTTGCACCTAATCCGGATAGCGTTCTTGGTAAAGCACTTGCCAGAATCAAAGGCGTGTTTAGTAACTTTGGTAGTCGTGTTAGGGCAATCGTTACTCCTTTCGAGGAAGTTGCTCTAATGATTAAAAACAGTATCTCAGGACCAGCTGGTAAGATTAGGTTCTGGTTCCAAAGTATTGGCGCAAAGATTGCACGGTTTGGAAAGCTGGTAGTAAAGATCGCTGGTGTTATCGGTAAAGTATTTGCTCCTATTGCAATTCTTATCACTGCATGGGAAACAGTTACTGGATTCCTTAAGGGCTATGAAGAAGACGGTTTAATTGGTGGTATTAAGGGAGCAATCGAAGGATTCTTTACGTCATTAGTGACTGTACCCCTTGATATGGTTAAGGATGCCGCAGCATGGCTATTAAAGAAGGTTGGGTTAATTACTCCAGAGACTGCTGCAGAGGTTAAAGACTTTTCTTTTACTAAACTGTTTGGTACGATGCTAGATAGTCTATTTGATTTTGTGACTAAAGCTGTTGATTGGGTAAAAACATTATTCTCAGATCCGGTTAAAGCCTTAAAAGAGCTTTGGTCAGGAATATATGGTGAAGATGGTATATTTAATACTTTACTTTGGAAGCCTCTCTCAACCGGCATTGACTGGATCATGAAGAAATTTGAGTGGAAAGAAGAAGGTGCACCCAAATTTGATTTGTATACTACAGTATCAGACCTATGGACAACAATCATTGATAAAGTTAAACAAGGCTTTATAGATTTTGGTAATTTCATAGCAAGCATACCCGCTAGACTTAAACTCGCTGCTCTTCAAACGATTAAGGATCTGCCGCTTATTGGTAATAGTATTAGTGACGAAGCTATTAATGCCGCTACAGCAGCAGTAAATAATCCTACTAAGACTGCTACACCTATCACTGGTGATGTGATTGGTGAGATGTCCATGGAGAATGAGTTCAAGAAGTTTCTACCAGGACAAGCTCAAGGTATGGGCAATATTAGCAGCACTACAACTAATATTGGCGGTGATAGTGTAACACTTGCATCTCAAACTCCTGGGGCAATACGTCAAGCTGATGGTCAACAAACAGATCTTGGCGCGGCATCAATGTCTCAAGCTGACTGGTTACGTATGTCTGGAAATTAAAAAAGGGACCCGAAGGTCCCTTTGTATTGCATTATGTAGTTAGATATTAATCGTTAGCTAGCCGTGCAAAGTAACTCATAGTATCATCTTCTTCGGCCTCAGCTGGTGCAGCTGGTGCGCTAGAAGTAATAGGTTGCTCTACAGCTGCTTTAAACTGTGGAGCTGGACTTGATTCTTCTAGTGACATTGATTCGGCAGTCGTCATGACCATACCCTCTTCACCAAGAACACGATTCAACTTAGCTTTAAGCTCTTCATAAGATTTAAAGTTAGTTGGAGAAACAATCTCAGCTAGACTATACAGAGTATTGTAAATCGTTTCAAGTTTAGCATCGTCGTCAGACAAAGCTTTTGCTGCACTAAACTCAGACTTATCATAGTTACGATATCCCGCAACCTGTTGAATCTTAAGCTTGAAGTCAGCACCTTCCCAGAAGTCATATGGATTAACTGGAGTCTCGTCCTGGAACTGAGGCTGCATAACATCCATGATCTTATCAAAGATCTTCTTACCAAATGTATACAAGAAAGTCTTGCCATTATTATCTGGATTACCTGGATCTGATACTACCATAATGTTTGACACATAATGCAAGCGACGCTTACGATTACGAGCGATCTCTTTGTCTTCATCACGACCAGAGTTCCAAAGAACGCTATTCATTTCAGAGACTGGATCATCTTGGCCAATTGTAGTCAAAGAATTCTCAATGTACCACTGACCAGTTGGACCTTTAAAACCGTGATCCCAATAACGTACCCATGGTAGCTCTTCACCTTCAGGTGCTGGCAAGAAGCGAATAACAGCATAACCGTTACCAGCCTTATCTACAGTGGGTTTCCAAAATCGTTCATCAACGTAACTCTTTTGTGCTCCACTACCAACAGCTTCTGCTGCCTTAGTGAGTGAAGCGATATCCGTACGACTATTTCGTTTTAGATTTGCAAATGACATATTGTATTCCTTATATTACAGTGTATGTTTGTATGATTAGTATGTACTATTATAACACGATTTGCCTACGATGTAAACACTTTTAGCACAATTTTTTTCATGCGCTGAGCATCCACCTGAACAAAGGTGCTATATTTACGGACTTTCCTTGAGACATCAGGCCACATGATAGTTTCCGTAATTTGCTTATCGGTGCGTCTCATAAACTGAGTCAATTTATCTAAGATAACAACCGACTCAATATTTATATCACCACTGATATAGCTTTCGATGATTTTAGGATATTGACCATCCTTAACATCAAGTATTTCATCAAGAGAATAATCTTCAAGCTTCATCATATCTTGCTCGAATACATATCCTAATGACTCCATTCTTTTTAACCAATTTCGATGTACGCTTTCATCACTAAGCATATCACCCACCCAGTTATTGTCAGCCACAAAATGTGATGCATAATAACCTATTAGTTCTGGTGCCTTGTCAAACATTCTGCCGACCTTAGCAAAATGAAACTTATCACGACGTTTCCAGAATGATGCTGGTTTAGCCGAGGTTTTGAAGTTATACTTTGCTGCATCATATGTGTCAGATTCAAAGTGTAACTTCATTGATTGGTAGTATCGATAAGCGTCAAATGGTTCCATTATCATATTGGCAGCTGAGTGCTATCACCTTTAATAGAGTTAGTCATCAGCGCCTCCGCTTCAATCTTATCTTTAATTGTAACATTAAGAAGCCGTGCAACATCTTCAGGTTGTAACTCACGATCCTCACATACTGCTAGTACCGCATCGATATACTGCATCGAATATTGCTGAGCTTTCTTTTCAACCATGATAGAAAACCGCTTCTTCGTCATAACTGTTGTTATGAGAGTTTCTGGCACTGCATCATCGATAGAAATGATGTCCGTCAATTGTAGTTCTGTATTCAAGTGATTTACTCCAATATGGGGTTACGGTTTTAGCGTGATAGTGCGTACTTCCTAAGGTGATATCATAACCATATTCCCAGAGCTCTAATGCGCGTCTGGTTGTTATAATAGCATGATCATACGCATATTGATCACGAGGCTTATCGCTAAGACCATCACAGAACCAAGAAAATTGACAACGGTGTCTAATGATAGCACCGTTAGACGATCTTTTAGCTTGTTTAATTACTTCACATGCAGTGTTTGGATACTTAGTACTGAATATCCGATTTAAAACTGTATGCGTTACTGACATTAAACCATTCTCAGATTGATTGCGTGCTTCAAAATATGAATTAAGAACCATACAATCAAAATGCTCTTGGGTTAATGAATAAGATTCAGCATAAGACTTCAAAGGAAGTAATGCTAGTACTAACACTAAGGACCTAATCATTTGGCCATTACCTTTAGAAGAACCGTATCATCATTAATACGACCATTAGGTTTTGATTGCTTCGTGGTCAATTTATCCCAAGCAGTATTAATCTGTTTGTTCGTTTTTGACAACACTGTTGGAAGAAGATCTTCAGGTTTACGTAACCTAATCTTACGTGATACTTCTTCATCAATACCTTGTAGGGTTGTACCCTTAACAGCAAACCCGTCCGCAAGTCTTGACACGTATTCAGTCAACTCACGTGTTTTAGCATTGAAGGTATATAGTCTCATTGCACCAATAATTAAGATAGGATTAATCGAAACGACTTTGAACTCTGAGTCATCCTTCTTAAACTTAAGCTTTGTTATTTGTTTATCAGCACTTTTAACCTTTGGCTTACTGACTTTACGTGTAGCAGCACTTGCCGCTTTCATCTTATCACAATCTGCAAGCATTAGCTCGATGTGTTTGATACGTCTACGCATTACGGTGCGTTTGATATGTGCGTATCCCTCAACAGCCTGCTCACATACTTTGTTATAAGAATCTGTATAGTCTAGCAACCAACCTTCAAGCAGCTTGCGAACGGAATCGGCCGCCTTTCCTGTAAGACCATGAAGACGAAGACGGTTATATAGATCGAACTCAGGTTCTTCACCGTTAATCCATTCTTCTTCTAGGTCGTCCAGATCAACAAAAATGGTTTCATTCAGTTTTTGTTGATATCGTTGAAGTGGAGTTACGACTGCTACAGCTGGTGTATTATCCTCAAGCTTCTTCTCGAGAGCTTTTGCTTTAAGAATTTCTTCACCAACTGGCATAGCCTCATTTACAAATCGATCAATCGCTTCTTGACCATTGTAAAAGAACTCCTCTTCACGCATAGTGGTACGGCCATCAGTGAGTAATACCTTTCGCTTTACTGTTCGTGGTACGAACTGAAGCCCATAGTTTACCCACTGCATAGCAGCACCAACATGTACTCTTACAGTATACATATGTTCAGGGGCAGCAAGCACAGCAGCAGCTTTAGCTTTAGGATATGTGGCCTTCACATAAGCTTTCATTATTAAGACCATCTCTTTACGATCAATGTCAGAATAACAATAAGCTTTAAATGCCTCAAATCCTTTATCCAAAGGAGCAGCAGCCAATCCAGTTTTTACTCTGTAATTGATAGACTTTTTCTTTTTAGTAACTGCCATGCTTCTTACCTCATCATCAAATTATGTAACTATTATAACACGATTTAAGTAGCTTGTACACAACTATTTTCGTTTATTTTCGTTACATTATCAATTAAGAATGAACGCCATCCTTCAGCCTTAACATCATAACATTTGATTGCAGACACTGTAGCTTCAACACCTTCGATGAAGGAGTTGCCATCAGTTTTTGGTCGTGCTTCAACAGGGATTAGATCCATATTCAAAGTGCAATCCATCACACGTTCATCACCATTCTTTTTAGTGAATGTTACAGTGGTAACGCCTTCGCGTAGTTGATTTAAAATTTCTTCACGTTTCATCATTGTATACCCTTCTAAGTTCATAATGGCTTTATCGTTATTTCCGTTAGCCCAATCAGGATCATCTAACCAATTGTTAGGCAATCCTGCAATTCCAAATATTGAATCGCTCCACGAGTTACGCTTGTTCGAATCAATAGATCGTTGTGTCGCAGACATGCGATTACTTTTCATTCAAATATGTTACTGTTAATAGTACTAGCGTATGCACATAGAACATTGCCATATACGTTGCATATCCTTCGGCTATACTTAAACCGAACAATGTGTTAAGCGCCCAAATAGAAATAAACGGACTAAGTCCTATAATTATAACGCTAAGCAATCCATCTACAAATGCTGCTAGCTCTGCATTAAATCTCTTACGAGATGGTACAAAAGTTTTAAAGTTCATTCATTAACCCCAATCATTATCAAATTTAGTAGTTTCACGCATCGTTTCACCGTAGTACTTGTCAGCGTATTTAGAAGCATCAGTCCATTGATTATAGTTCTCATCCATCTTATCGATAGACTTGTAGAAATCCTTAGTTGCATCTACAGCTTGAGCCATACGCTCAGTGTATGCAGGTGACGTTGAAAACTTTTTAGTTTTAGCTTGAACTGTCTTTTTAAATGCAGCAGATTTTGCACGACGTTGAGCAATAGTTGCGATTAGCGCAAGACGGTCAGCTTTTTGTGTAGAAGTCATCATAATATAGTATCCTTAATTCATCAGTTTATATAAGTATTATACCACGAACGTAGTGGTATGTACACAACTATTTGCGGTTAAAGTGAATTAATTTCAGACTGTAACATATTTGATACAGGATACCATCCGGTATCGATCTCCCACTCAGCGAGAATTCCAGTTGAGTTGTTACTTGCAACCCACTCAGATGCTTCGCGATTGGTAGCGAATTGCTCGACGTATTTAACATCGTTTTTGAGAACAACCGTAGCTGTGATTTGATTTGTCATAATATAATATCCTTCATTCATTAGTTTATGTACCTATTATACCACACTTTAATGTGTATGTACACAACTATTTTCATTTATTTTAATTTAATTTCGTTTATTGCTTCTTTACATTCTTTGTTAAACTGACGTTTAGTACATTCAGAGTAGTCGATGCCACTGCAATCCATTTCATATTCAACTGCTAACACATTGTCCATCATTTTAATATCGTTGGATTCATTGATTACACCCTTAAGTACTTTAAGAATGTCACGTCGAGTTAGTGTTAGCTTGTGTCCGTTCATGTATGTAATTTCATTCATAATTAAACTCCTGTCGCTTCAAATGGTGCTGATTCGAACTGCGTAACTAATACATCAAATTGATCGTAATATGTATCACAATCTGACATGCTGAAATCATCAGATTCTTTAGACTGATAAGAAGACGCGAAGCCCGTGTCCATGACGCAATCTGCGTCAACATAGTTCCAGTTAAGTGTACCATCTTCAAGACGGTTTGCTTTTGAGTTAACAGCTTTTGCGAATGCTTGTTCTAATGTCATCATAATATATTCTCTCTCTTCAGTTTATATAGGTATTATACCATACATTGACTCAAGTGTACACAACTATTTTCACTATTTTTAGATCATTTAGTTATAAGCTTATATCGTTATACTCATCGATCCACGCCTTATCTACAGACAAACCGCGGATCTTAGATTCTTTCTTTTTGTCCTTATGTGTAGTAGGACGATTAAATTGTTCCATATTTTTAGCAACGAAATTTTGATGTTTCGTTCTTCTAGTCTTTGCTGTTGTCTTC